TGGTCCTATGTCGACCCAACCAAAGAGGTCACGGCCTACAAAGAGGCGGTCAAGGCCGGCTTTATGACGCTCACCAAGGTCATCGAGCTCACCGGCGCGGGTGACGACATTGAAGACGTGGTGCAACAGCGCCGCCTTGAGCTTGACATGCTGGCCAAGCACAACATCGACGTCGACACCACCGTGATGCCCGAGGCCGCGCCTGCAGCGGCAGCGCCGGCCCAGCCTTCTGCTGACGACGCAGAAGATGACACCGAGCCGCCCGATGACGACGGCGACGCGGCCGACGATGACGACACCACCAACGACCCGCAGCAGCGGGTCGTTTCGCTTTGGAGGTAAGACTATGGATCAGCGAGCCACCCGTCTCGTGGACATGCCGCAGCAACGGCGCCTTGCGCCGGTGCAATCGATAAAGGCGGAGTCGCGCACGGTCACGGTTATGTGGTCAGCCGGCGCGCGCGTGCGGCGCTACGACTGGTGGGAGGACGAGTCTTTCATTGAAGAGCTGGACATGTCATCGGGTGCCGTCGACATGACCCGGCTTATGTCCGGCGCTCCGGTGCTCAACACGCACGACAGCAGCCGGCTTGACAGCGTGCTCGGTGTCGTCGAGCGCGCTTGGCTCCAAGACGGCAAAGGCTACGCAGAGCTTCGGTTCTCCGAGCGTGAAGATGTTCAGCCATTTTGGCGTGATGTCGAGAGCGGGATCATCCGCAACGTCTCCGTAGGCTACTCGATCATCGAAATGCGCGAGGTTGGCCGCGACAAGGAGTCTGGCTTCCGCGTGCTGCGCGCCGTCAAGTGGCAGCCGTTTGAAATCTCAATGGTCGCCGTGGGCGCCGATGCCGAAGCCGGCACGCGCGCCGCACAGACCGCCACAACCCGTTGCGCGATCAATGTCGAGCAGCGTGATGCAGTTTCTCAACCCGCGGCCCCCGCCGCATCTCTGAAAGGAGTCACACAAGTGACTGCTGTCGTCGAAACCCCCGCGGCGGGTCCCCAAGCCGCAACCCCGCAAGCCACGCAACTGGACCCGGTTCAGATGGAAAGGGACCGCAAGGTCGCCATCGAGAACCTGTGCCGCGCCATGAATCTGGACGTGCGCATGGCCTCGCACTGGATCGCCAGCGGCAAGGACTTCAAAGCCATCAGCGACGAGGCGCTCAAGGTCCTCGAAGAGCGTGGCAAGGACAAGCCCGCCGAGGTCGCCGCCATCGGCCTGACCGACAAGGAAGTCTCCAATTTCTCGCTGTTCCGCATGATCTCCGCGGTGCAGTCGGGTGACTTCTCCAGGGCCGGCTTCGAGAAGCGCTGCCACGAAGCCGTGGCCGCCCAGGTCATGAACAAGCTGGGCCGCGGCGCGCAGGCCGAAAACAACTTCTTCATCCCGGCTGAAGTGCTCAAGGCTCAGGTGCACCGCCAGCAGCGCGACATCGTCGCCGGCACGGGCTCGGCGGGTGGCTTCCTGGTCGAAACGGCCAACGTGTCGTTCATCGACCTGCTGCGCAACCGCTCGGTGCTGTTCAACATGGGCGCGCGTCGCCTGTCGGGCCTGGTCGGCAACGTCGCCGTCCCGCGTCAGAACGGCGCTGCCGTGGCCAACTGGATGAGCGCGGAGTCGGGCACCGGCGCTGCCTTCTCTGACCAGACCTTCGGCCAGATGGCGCTCACGCCCAAGACCGTGGTGGCCGCCACCCGCATCAGCCGTCAGTTGCAGCTGCAGAGCGACCCCAGCGCCGAGTCGATCGTCATGTCCGACCTGGCCGCCCAGGTGGCGCTGGCAGTCGACCAAGCCGGCCTGAACGGCTCGGGCGCCTCGGGCCAGCCCACCGGCATCATCACCACCGGCGGCATCGGCGCCTTCACCGGCACGTCGATCACCTACGCGCTGCTGCTCAACTCGCAGACGGACCTGGCGGTCGCCAACACGCTGACCGAGGGCTGCGGCTATGTGTCGCACCCGCTGGCTACCGAATTGCTGATGACTCGCCAGCGCTTCACCAGCACCGACACGCCGCTGTGGACGGGCAACATGCTCAACGGCCAGTGCATCGGCTATCGGGCCATGACGTCCAACCAAATGCCGGCCAGCCGCCTGCTCTTTGGCGACTTCAGCCAAGTGGTGGTGGGCGAGTGGGGCGTGCTCGAGCTGGCCGTTAATCCGGTGGAAAACTTCCTCGCCGGCATCATCGGCCTGCGCGCCATGTACTCGGTCGACATCGGGGTGCGCTACTCGGGCGCGTTCAGCTACGCGGCCAACAACCTGACGTAACCCGCGCGCCATGCGCCAGGTGGGCGGGCTGCGGCTCGCCCACCTGCTGACCCGAGAACGCAATCATGCAAACCGTGGCCAAGGAAGTCCGCACGGTCACCGTGCGGGTGCTGCGCCCGTTCCTCATCGGCGGCGAGGCGGTCGAGCCGGGCGCCGAGCTGCAGATGGACTACATCAACGCGCGCGGCTTTGAAAGCGCCGGCAAGGCCACCATCGTGGCCGATGCGGTGGCTGAAGAAAAGCCCGCCCCCGTGGCAGTCGAGGCCCCCAAGCCCGCGGCCAAGAAAGGCAGGTGAATTTCATGCTCAACTTCATCGGCGAGGCGCTGAGCCTCAATGCGCTGGGCCTGGCGCCCGCCTCTTACGCGGCCGGCGCCAACAACGGCGGCTGGGTCGATGTGCGCAATGTCGAGGGCCAGATCGTGGTCCTGCTGACCGTCGGCGCTGTCACCGGCAACGTGGTTTTCAGCCTGCAAGACGCCACCGACGGCAGCGGCACCGGCGCCGCTGCGCTCACGCCGGCCGTGGCCACCTCCGCCATCACCACCGCCAGCACGGCCCACCGCCTGGTGGTGCCCGCCGGCAGCGTGCGCGGCTGGATCCGCGTGGTGGCCACCGTGACCACCGGCCCGGTGTTCGCAGGCGCCAACGTCGCCGGCTACAACGGCACTGCGTAATGCTCGAAACCGACATTGATCGCTTGGCGTATCTCACGGCCTGCGGCGAGCAGGTGACCATCAACGGCCAGCCTGTCTGGGCCGTCGCAGACAACGCCTACGTCAACGTGCTCGACCTGGCCGCCGGCACCCGCCCGCAACTGATCGCGCGCAGCAGTGACGTGGCCGCCGTGGTGACCGGCGCGGGTGTGGTGATGCAGGGCACCGCCTACAGCGTGTCTGAGATCCAGCCGGACGGCACCGGCATGACCACGCTGCTCCTTTCCAAGAGCTGACTATGTCCCACGTGCGCCAAGACCTGCGGGCCGCCGTCGTCACCGCAGTGACCGGGCTCGCCCAGACGCAGGCGCGCGTGCATACCGCGCGCGTGTATCCGCTGCGCGAGCTTGATATGCCGGCGCTGGTGGTCAACACCACCAGCGACAGTGCCGAGACTGAGGGCGGCATCGACGTGCTGTATGTGCCGCGCGTTGTCACGGTCGAGGTGCAGGCCTTTGCACGCGGGGCCAACCTCGCCAACACGCTCGACACCATCTGCGAGCAGGTCGAGATCGCCCTCGGTGCCGCGCTCACCGTGCAGGGCAAGGCTGTGCAGTTGATCTACCAGGCCACCGAGATCGAGTTCGATGGCGAGGCCGAGCAACCGATCGGCCGCGCCGCCATGACATTCAACGCCACGCTTTACACCGCGAGCAACGCGCCGGGCACGCTGCTCTAGGTTCGACCTCCCCCGGCATCACGGAGCAACAACATGGCAATTACCCTTTCCACGGGCACCGTGGTCGCCGTTGCGTCGACCTACGGCACCGCGGTCAACATGACCGCCATCACCAACGCCGCCAGCGCGGTGGCCACGCTGGCCGCCGGCCATAGCGTGGTGGTCGGTGACTTTCTCGAGGTGACCAGCGGCTGGGACCTGCTCAGCGGCCGCATCGTGCGCGTGAGCAACGTCGCCACCAACGACATCACCTTCGAGGGCATCAACACCACGGACACGACGCTCTACCCGGCCGGGTCGGGCACCGGCACTATCCGCCGCATCACGGCTTGGACGAACGTCACGCAGATCCGCAACATCGCCCCCGGTGGCGGTGAACAGAATTTCGTAGACGTGACTACCATTGTGGACCGCGTGCAGAAGCAGATCCCCACCACGCGCAGCCCGCAGACCTTGCAGCTCACGGTGCTCGATGATCCCGCGCTTTCTTGGTACACCGTGGTCAACGGCGCGGCCGAATTAGCCAAGCCCACCGCGCTGCGACTCGTCTTTCCAAACAACAGCCGCCTGGTAGCCAACGGCTACTGGTCGTTGCAGACCACGCCCAACGTGGCCGCCAATGAGCCGCTCACGGCCAACATCGACATCAGCTTCTCGGCCACGCCGACGCGGTACAGCACATGAGCGACATTGAGCAACTCAAGGCGCGCGCGCTGGCCGCGCGCCGCTTTAGCGTCGTGGTGGACGGCCGCACTTACGTGTTGCAGCTCCCAACTCAGCACGAGCTGGAGCTCGCAGCCGCCCGTAAAGCGGCCGGCGAGGCTGGTATGGTCGAGTTTTTCCGCGCTCAGCTCGAACGCGCGGTGGTGGGATGGTCCGACGTTACCGACGCGGTCTTCGTCGGCGGGCAAAGTCTGGACTATGCGCCGGTGCCCTACAGCCCGGAGCTTGTCCCTTGGCTGCTCGACGCCCAGCCGGCAGATGCCGAGCAGCTTCGCGCGGCCCTGATCGAAAAGCTCGCCGAGCGGCGCGCTCGCGTGGAGGCCGCCGCAAAAAACTAGTGGAGCGCCTCACGTGGGAACGTTCCCGCGGCGAGGCGCAGAAGTTGGCCGCCATGGGGATGGGCGAGGCCGCCGCCGGCCCGCCCGACTGGCACCCCGATGCACTACTCGCTGCCCACGCCTGGCACTGGCTGGGCGGCTGGCAACCGACCGCGCTGCCGCTGTACTGCAGCCTGCACGATGTCACCGATCTGGACCTGCTCACCGAGCTGTTGCTAGTCGTCCGAAAGCACACGTCCCATGGCGAACACTGACGCCCGCGTTGTCATTACCGCCGAAGATCGGGCCACCCGCGTCCTGAAAGGCATTCGCGGCTCTATCGACGGCGCGGTGGCCGCGTTCGGCCAGCTCGGTGCAGCAGGAGCGGCGCTTGGCGCTGGTGCGGCGCTTGCCGGCTTGCGCTCGCTAGTCAGCTCAATTGACGACCTGGACGAGGCCGCGCAAGGGCTAGGCATCACGGCGGTGCAGTTGTCCAACCTGCGGCAGGCCGCAGGCGAAGCGGGCATTGGTGCCGAGGCGTTTGGCACCGCTCTTACGCGGCTTAACGTCCGCATTGGCGAGGCGGCCACGGGCAACGAGGACGCGATCCGCCTTTTCAGGGCGCTGGGAGTAGCTGTAAGCGACGCCGGTGGAGCGATCCGTCCGGCCGACCAAGTGCTGCGCGATCTGGCTGCCCGCTTCGCCAGCCTCGAAGACGGCCCCGCTAAGGCGGCGCTTGCCGTAGAGGTATTCGGCAAAGCGGGCGCCAAGCTAATCCCGCTTCTCAACCAGGGCGCCGACGGCTTGGAGCGATTCAGCGGCCTGACGGATGAAACCGTCAAGCAGGCCGCCCGCCTGCAGGGCGAGCTTGACAAGCTAAGCGCAAGTTGGGAGCGCCTCAAGTTCACTATCGCCGAGCAGGCGGTGCCGGCCGTAAACCGGTTTTTCGACATCTTGCGCGGCATTGACTGGGGTGCAGTCGGAGGCCCGAATGCGCCGTGGCGGAAGAACGGTGAGTTCGGCGGCGGCCTGCGCGCGCTCGCGAGCGAGTTTAAGCGTAGCTCAGAGCGCGTCGAGCAGCTTCGCCAGGCGCTCAAGCTTGGCGAGGGGGCCTACAGCAACGAGGGCCGCGCCGCGCTCCAGAGTGCGCAGGCGGTATTGCAAAACGCCCGCGCCAAGGACGTTGCAACCAAGGCCACCGTTAAGCAGGTCGACGCGCAACGTCAATTGCTGACCGAGTATGCGAACAACGTCGCCATCCTGCGTGACGCGCAGCGCCTCCAGCGTGAAATCGACCAGGCCGTCGCTGAGCGCGAGCAGCGACTCGCCAACCTCACGGGCCGCAGCGCAGCCGAGCAGCAGGCGCGCGACCTGCAACTGATTGATGATGCGCTAATTGAGGGCACGATCAGCCTGCAGGAATATGATGCTGCGTACACCCGCATCTTCGGGCTCAACAGCGAGGTCAGTCAGGGTATCGAAAAGCAGAAAGACGGCCTTGAAGGCCTGGCCCTGACATTTGCCAGCAGCGTCGGCGCGTTCATCGAGCGTGGCGGCAGTGTGCGCAGCTTCTTCGAGGCGCTGCTGCAAGACATCCTCAAACTCACCACGCAGC